AGATCACAGAAGATGGATTTAGAGCTGCAACTCCAACTACTAGAGCTCACCCAAATTCTCAAACGCTTCTTACCTCTAATGCAGGAGACGCTTTCAGCACTGTACTCAACGACTTACGAGAAAGAGCTATCGACTACCCACCCAAGTCTTTTGGATTCTATGAGTACTCAGCACCCCAGTATTGCAAGATAGACGATCGCAGTGCATGGGCTTTGGCTAACCCCTCTTTGGGACACACCATCACAGAAGAAGCGATTGAAGAAGCGATTGCTACTTCACCGATTGAGAACACGCGTACTGAGACTCTTTGCCAATGGATCGACTCACTAAGTAGCCCGTGGCCTCATGGCATTCTTGAGGAAACATCTGACTCCGAGCTTGAGATGGCAGTCGGTGCTTATACAATATTTGGCTTTGATGTTAGTCCGAGTAGGCGCAATGGCTCACTTGTTGCTGGTCAGTTGCTTCCAGATGGGCGTATCGGTATCGGGATTTTAGAGACTTACAGCTCTCAAGTTGCTATCGATGAGCTGAAGATGGCTGCAAGTATAAAGGCATGGTGCGACATTTATAAGCCCCGCCTTGTCTGCTTTGACAAGTACGCTACCCAGACTATTGCAGATCGCTTGTCTAATTCTGGCGTTATCGTAGAAGATGTCTCTGGACAGCAATTCTATAAAGCCTGTGGAGACTTACTTGAAGGCTTAGTCAATCATCGAGTAGTCCACAATGGGCAAGCCGAGTTCATCCAGCAGATGAATAACTGCGCAGCTAAAGTCAATGACAGCGCATGGCGCATTATCAAGCGAAAGTCTGCGGGAGATATCTCTGCACCTATTGGCATAGCAATGGCGGTTAGCAAGTTAATGATCCCTCAGCCTAAGCCACAAATTTATACTTAGACACACCCATAGCATGTTGTCTAATTACTTGACAAATGCTACACTTTCTGTCTATGGGTCTATTTCGCAAAACTGAAGCAATCTCTGAGGATAAGCGTTCATCGCTTTTAGCGCAATACGCCCCTTCTATTATGGGCGAGAATCTTAACTCGCTCTATAACTATGTGCTTCCACGCGTTCAACGCAACGAAGCTATGTCAGTGCCAGCAGTTGCCAAGTGCCGCAATCTTTTGAGCGGTGTTATCGGTGGACTGCCACTTAACTTGTATCGCAAATCCACAGGTGAAGAATTAGGTAATCCAATCTGGGTAGATCAGCCAGCAATCAATCAACCGCGTTCAGTAACAATGGCGTGGACTGTAGATTCATTGCTTATGTATGGCGTGGCGTACTGGCAAGTAACAGAAGTTTATGCAGAAGATGGCAGACCATCTCGCTTTAAGTGGATTCCAAATGTTAAGGTTACATTCGAAACTGATCTTTATGGCATGGAAGTAACTCAGTATTACATCGAAGCTGTTGCAGTACCAATGTCAGGACTTGGATCACTTGTAACATTCCAAGCATTTGATGAAGGTATCTTAGAGCGCGGATCTGAAACAATTAGAGCTGCAATCGATCTTCGCAAGGCAGCAGTGTTAGCAGCATCGACTCCAATGCCTAGCGGTGTGCTTCGCAATAACGGAGCAGATTTAGATCCTAAAGAAGTTGCAGGATTACTTGCTGCGTGGAAAAACGCTCGCAATAATCGCAGCACTGCTTATCTAACATCTACTCTTGAATACCAGCCAACATCATTCTCTCCAAAAGACATGATGTATGACGAGGCGCAGCAATTCCTTGCAACAGAAATCTCTCGCTTGTGTAATGTCCCTGCTTACTTGCTATCAGCAGAAGCTAATCAAAGCATGACTTACGCAAATGTACTTGATGAGCGCAAGCAATTTTATTCTTTAAGCCTTGCGCCTTATGTATGTGCCATCGAGGATCGTCTCTCAATGGATGACATTACTGCTCGGGGTAACGCGGTTAAGTTTGATGTCGATTCATCATTCTTGGCAGTTGAACCAATGGAGCGATTGCTTGTAATTGAAAAAATGTTATCTCTTGGCTTGATCACAGTTGAACAGGCTATGGAGATGGAAGATCTAACACCTAACGGCAGTGAAGGAATCGAATAATGGAAAATCAGGTCATAACTTTTACAGCAGGGCTTATTGCCAATGTTGAAGAAAGACTAATCTCCGGCAAGATCGTGCCAGCAGGTACAGGCGAAGTCGGTAACACTTCAGCCGGCAAGGTTGTCTTTGAGAAGGGCGCAATCGCACTTCCAGAAGATCCTAAGACTGTCAAGCTTCTCAATCAGCATGACTCACGCCAGCCACTAGGCAAGGCAACACAATTCACAGAGCAAGAAGATGGCATCTATGCATCATTTAAGGTAAGCCGTAGCAACAGAGGTTCTGAAGCTTTGATCCTTGCAGAAGAAGGATTGCAATCAGGTTTGTCAGTAGGCGTAGAAGTAATTAAGTCAAAGCAGAAGGGCAATGTGATGTTTGTATCCGCTGCCAAGTTGCTAGAGGTTTCATTGGTAACAGAGCCAGCATTTAAGTCTGCTCAGGTTATCGATGTAGCGGCTGAGGAAACTCCAGAGGTCGTAGAAGAAGAAATCACACCAACAGAAAGCGAGACAGCTGTGGAGAATACTCCAGAGACAGTTGCAGCACCAGCAGTAGAAGCAGCAGCGGTTGAAGCTGCTCGCCCAACTGTAGTGACAGCAACTACATTCGTGCGCGAGCGCGTAGCACCAATTACATCAGCACAGTACCTAGAAGCAAACATCAAGGCAGCTATGGGAGATGACGAAGCACGCAGAGTAGTTCGCGCTGCTGATGATTCAACATCAACAAACACAGGTCTTACACTTGCACCACACCTAAACACTTTCCTTACTGACACATTTACTGGTCGTCCAGCATTTGAAGCAGCAACGACTGCCGCTCTAATGGCAGAAGGCATGAGCTTTACAGTTCCACGCCTTTACACAAATGCATCATCTGCTAATACTGCTCCAACAGTTGCAGACACAAACGAAGGTTCAGCACCATCTGAGACAGGCATGACATCTGCATACGACACAGTAGATGTCAATAAGTTCTCAGGTTTACAACGCGTGAGTTTTGAGCTCATCGACCGCAGCCAGCCTCAGTTCATGGAATTGATGATGATCGAGTTGCGCAAAGCGTACGAGAAGGCAACAGACGCAGCACTTATCGCAGCGTTCACTGCATCTGGTACACAAGCAACATCAGTTGCAACAACAGCAGCAGGACTACAGTCATTTATCTCTGTAGAAGGTGCAGCAGCTTACAAGGGTACAGGCGGAGACTTTGCTAACAAGCTAGTTGCATCGACTGACCAATGGGCGGCAATCACCGGCTACGCGGATACCACAGGACGAGCCCTGTACTCAGCACAAGGCGCAACATACAATGCGGCAGGTACAGCAGTAGCTTCGTCTGTTCGCGGTAATGTTCTTGGCACTGACTTGATCGTGGATCACAACATCACAACATCAGGCATCATCGATGACTCAGCCTTCTTGGTTGCACCATCATCTGTTTATTGCTGGGAATCACCACAGACACAGCTTCGCGTTAATGTATTGACAACAGGCGAAATCGAAATCAACCTTTACGGATACCTAGCAATTTACATTGCGAAGTCAGGTAAGGGCGTTCGCCGCTTCAACATGACTGCTTAATAGCAGCAACTAAGTACGCTCTAGGGGGTCAGTAGCCCTCTGACTCCCTAGAGTCTTTAGAAAGGACAAGGAATGGCACTTACTACAGTCGCAGAGCTTCGATCAACACTCGGAGTCGGTACGCTGTACCCAGATGCCACCTTGCAGGAAGTTTGTGATGCTACAGATGCAGTCCTACTTCCTATGCTTTGGAAACCTCAATGGTTTGCAGTAGCACATAGCAACATCGTAAGCGAAGGCACTTTATACTTTGACATTCCTGTCACAGACATCTTCTATGTCGGACAGACAGTAACAATCGCAAACTCAGGCACTAAGTACAATGGATCTAAAACAATTACATCAGTCGGAGAGTATTCAATCTCAGTAACAACGACTCACACAGTAATCCAACCTAAGCACCCAATCGAGCCTTTCGGTACAGTAGCAGCAGAGACTTACACAGACTGGACAACCGACATGGCTGTTCAGCAAGCAGCTTTGATGATCGCTGTTGAAATTTGGCAAGCGCGTACCGCTACTCTTAGCGGATCTAACGCTGTTGATTTCCAGCCCTCACCTTATCGAATGAGCGCACAGCTACTCGCTAAGGTAAGAGGATTGATCGCGCATGCACTTGCGCCTACATCGATGGTGGGCTAATGCCTGTTGCTGTCACTACTCTTAGAACCACATTAGCAACCGCGTTAGTCGATAATGCTAAGTGGCAGACCTTTGCCTTTCCTCCGGCAACAGTCCTTGCTAACTCTGTAATTGTTTCTCCAGATGATCCTTATCTGACACCTAGCAACAATCAACACATCACTATTAGTCCAATGGCTAACTTCAAGATTGTTATGACTGTTCCACTGTTTGACAATGAGGGCAACCTTAACGGCATAGAAGATACAGTCTGTGGCGTGTTCGCTAAGCTCGCAGCATCATCTTTGACCTATAATGTAAGCGCGATAAGCGCACCAAGTATTCTCAACGCTGCATCGGGTGACCTACTCAGCTGCGAGATGTCCGTATCAATCCTAACGAGTTGGAGCTAAACATGTCCGAGTGGGAACAAGAAAACGCTGACTTCCTGAAGAAAATCGGGCAAGTAAGCACACCAGCACCAAAGCCAGTAACTACTAAGAAAGACGAGGAATAATCTCATGGCTGTATTTCTAAACAATAAAGTAGGCGTGAAGATTAACACTGTTGATCTTTCTGACCATGTAACATCTATTACTCTTAACCGCACATTCGATGAGCTAGAAGTAACTGCAATGGGTGACACAGCACACAAGTTCGTTAAGGGCTTGGAAGCATCATCTGTAACAATCGACTTCCTAAACGACACAGCATCAGCGAATGTATTGGCAACACTACAAGCTGCATGGGGTACAACAGTCACATGTGTATTCCTACAGGAAAAGGGAACAGCAGTATCTGCTACTAACCCTCTTTACACAGTGTCACTTCTAGTGAACAACACAACAGACATCAATGGTGCTGTTGGCGATATGTCCACACAATCGATCACATTTACTGCTAACTCAACAGTTGCAGTCGCCACAACAGGCACATTCTAAACAAACTATAAAGGGGCAAACTCATGGCAAAACTAAAGATCGTTCGTAATGATGGAAGTGTGCTAGAAGGCGAAATCACACCAGCTGTGGAATTTGCA